ATTTCCATACATTGTATTAGCTGCTGCATTTAGTTTGGCTGCAAGCGCTGCATATTATAGCGTGTTTGGACTGAGTAAATTGTTTTCATCGCAAGCAACTGCCGTAATCATATTGGCATCAACTTTAGAAATTTCTAAACTAATATCAGCATCATATTTGCATCGCTATTGGTCTCAAATATCTATTATGATGCGGGGCTATTTAACTACAGCAGTTATAATTTTAATGATGATTACATCGTTAGGTATATATGGATTCTTAGTATCATCATATCAAGATACAGCATACCGTTTGCAAAATTTAGAAACTGTAGTTGCAAATTATGAAACTAAAAAAGATCGATTTCAAACACAACTAAATGCAACAACTCAAGAAAAACAGGCAGTTGATAAAAATGTTATGAAATTAACCAATGCATTATCTAGCAATCAAATTCAATATGTAGACCGCAATGGAAATCAAGTAATCAAAACGGATGCATCCAATCGTAAAGCTTATGAAAAACAATTGGATATTTCTATGCAACGATTGCAAGACTTAACTAAACGAGAAACTGTATTATCAGATTCGGTAACTGCAATTGAATTGAAAATTACAAATTTGCAAACATCATCGACGGTTGCTGCTGAAGTTGGTCCATTAAAGTATATTGCACAGATAACCGGCAAATCAATGGATACTGTAGTTAATTGGTTGATTATAATGCTTATTTTAGTATTTGACCCATTAGCTATAATTTTATTGATATCAGCAAATAAAATATTACATAATAAAAAAACCATACAACAACAAGATGAATTACCTCTACCGCAGGTGCAGACGGAAACAATTGAGGAAAGCAAAGTTGAGGCAATTGCTCAAGCTTCTGATCATCAGCCGGTTTATAAACAAAATGAGTCTAAACCAGTAAAACAGCCAGAAATATTATCATATTGGAATAAAACAAGAAATGAACGTGAGAAAAACCACAAAAAGTAGTCCTATACCTAAGGGCTTTAAAAAGTTACAATGCAAATATTGCGATGAAATTTGTCAAAAAGTAGATGTAAATGCAACGGCCGTTACATGTTATAAATGTGTATCAAAACTTGTTAATGGACAAGTCTTGGAAATAAGAAAATAAATCAATATAATAAGTTATGTTACAAGCAGAAAAAATCAAATCAAACTGGGAACAGTATCGAAAATTAGTTAATCAATACTTTCCTACACGTAAAGATGCATTAAATCGAATGTATGATGAGTTTGAAGATCGAATGGTAATGATGCCAGCATCTAGTATTGCACACTTTCACAATGCATTTGCCGGTGGATATGTCGACCATGTTCTTCGAGTTATTGCATGTGCTGAAAAACTTTATGAGTCTTGGGCTGAGATGGGTGCAGATATGTCTGGTTATACGATCGAAGAACTTAGATTTGCTGCAATGCATCACGATTTAGGCAAAATAGGATTTCCAGGTGAAGGCAATGAAGTTTATCAAGTAGAAACTTCAGATTGGCATCGCAAGAATCAAAACAAGATGTATCGACACAATGAAAACATTCCATTTACTATGGTACCAGATCTTTCAATTTGGTTGCTACAAGAATATGATGTTAAAATGTCTTGGACAGAGTATCAAGCAATTAAAATTCATGATGGAATGTATGATGATGCAAATAAGCCATACTTTGTTGCTCGATCAGCACAAGCCAAATTAAAAACAAATCTTCCTATTGTTTTGCATCATGCAGATCATATGGCAGCACAAATTGAATTTGAGCGTTGGAGAAACAAAGATAAGACTACCCCGAAACCAGTTTCAGAAAAAAGCAAAGCACAAAAATCTACGGGATTGAAAAATCTAACCGAAAATAATCCAGATGTAGAACAAGCGCTAACGGATATTTTTAAAGCATTCAACGAGGAATAGTATGTTATTTTTTATCATAACAACAATATTGCTACTAGGTGTTAGCACGTATTTAGGATATCGAGTATGGTTCCTTGCTGGAGCAGTTGCTGACTTGCAGGAACAAGATGAAGAAACTGTTGAATATATTTCATTACTAGAATCAACAAACGTTTACATGTACGATCAAATAAAAAAATCATATGATGCTATGCAAGAAATAGATCGTTTAGGTGCATTTGAATCAGAAGATGAAACAGGTACAACGTTTAAATTATTAAAACAAGTTATAACAGAATTAAAGGAACAACTCGATGCCGAAGCCGAAGAAAAATAGATCATACTTTACTAAAATAACAGACTTAGCAATTTCAGCATATAATAAAAGTGAAGATTCAACTTCACGCGAAAAAATTTATCGTAGATTTATTTATCCTGCGTTTATGAAACTTACGGAAAACATCATAAACAAAGTTAAACCGGATTACATCGATTCATCATTTCAAGATTTACAAACCGATCTAGTTACATACTTAACAGCTCGATTAGATAAATTTAATCCAAATGCAGGAAAGGCATATTCATATTATACTCGAACATCTTTTAATTATTTGATTGCAGAAAATCAAAAAGGCTATGCAAAAGTAAAATCTGATACTTTAGAGATTAATATCGACGAACAGCGCAATGTTATAACTGAAATTCATAATGACGAGATGCGTGAAACGTTGCGCGAATTCATGGATGCATATATTGAACATTGCTATGATAATTTAAATTATATTTTTTCAAATTCGATAGACATACACGTTGCAGATTCAGTATTACATATTTTTGAAACACGAGAAGATATTGATAACTTTAATAAAAAAGCACTATATATTTTAATTCGTGAACGTACCGGATTAGAAACAACTAATATTACGCGCGTTATTAAAACTTTGAAAACAATCTATGAAGATAAATTTCGAGAATATGAACAAACAGATTTCATAAAATTGCCTTTTTGATATTTATTTTAAAGGGTTTTATGTATGGACAAGAATGACGAATTATTCAAAGGTACTACGTTTGCCGATTTAATGTCCGATGTTTATCACAATTCAAAAAAGAAAGATAGACAAATCAATCAATTAATTGCACAGCTACAACCGTTAATTAAAAATGCTTCGGATGCTACAATCATCGTGCCGTTAATCAAAGAATATCTAGATGTTGCAGTTAAAAATGATGATCATTTAGTTAAATTAACTGCAATTGTACAACGCTATATTTCAACGAAACAAACGATATCAGGCGCTGATAGTTTATTAAGTGATGAAGAAAAACAACAATTGTTACGTGTTGCTGAACAAACGTTATCTGCAGAATTAACTGATGAATTAGATACTATTGAACAAGAATCAGCTGCATTAAAACAACGCATTGAAAACTCGATGAATAAAGCAAAAAAGGATATAAATGAGTGATCGTAGAATCGAATGGGATGTTGCGGAAGTAATTGATTATGATTACACATATCGTTATATTCCCGGTGATCAAACAAATCCTACAACAGATAAATTATTTGCATTAAAAGTTAGATCGTGTAGTACATATTATAATGACAAACTTATTTTAGCTCGACCGTCTAATATAAACATGAAACAAATACCATTAGTGGGTGAATTTGTTTTGATTTACAAAACATTTAATCAACAAGCAACATCAGACCAATGGCGCGAAGGTTGGTATTATGTTGCATCAATTGACATTCAATCTTCTATTAATAGTAACATGTTACCTGGATTATCAGATGGCGCTCGTCAAGAATCTATTGATGAAACAAAACCAGGAAAAACATTTAACCAAAAATCAATATCACCATTACAACCATATGAAGGTGATTTTTTATTAGAAGGACGGTGGGGAAACAGTATACGTTTTAGTAATACGATATCAACATCATATCCGGATGGATATTATTATAAAGCACCAACGTGGTTAACGCCTGGAGGACAAAATACTAACGATGTTTTACAATCAGATCCGATTATTATATTATCCAATGGTCGTATTAATAAACAAGGCAAAGAATTCGTTGTAGAAAATATAGAACAAGATGCTGCATCTTTATATTTAACAAGTACGCAACAATTAAATGATTTAAAAATTACAAAACCATTAACAGTACATAATTCATTCAATGGTTCGCAATTTGTAGGAATTGCAGATCGAATCATACTTCGAGCTAAGCGCGATCTAGCTGTTATTGATTCTGAATTAGGTATTGTATTAAATACTCCAAATAACATCTATATAGGTGGAGAAAAAGCAAGTCAACCATTAGTTCACGGTGACGTATTGATGGAAATATTGAGTAAAATATTAGATCATCTACAATTTGTTCCTATACAATGTGGTGAATTAACTGGAGGATTTTTATCAAAAACTCAATTAAACTCCGCTCGTAGAAAATTAGATGATTTAGTAAGTTCAAAATATCGAATGGAATTTAATCCTAGAAAATAAAAGTAAAATATGGCAATAGTACCACCATTAGATGAAATACCTAAATTAGCTGGCAAATTAACTAATCTACTAGTTGAATTGGGTTTAAAGGAAGCGGATAAGTTGGTTGATCAGTCCTTAAAAGTAGTACAAGATTCAATTCAAATTCC